GGAGAGACTTTCTCTCCCCATTGTTGGCAACAACACCCTGCTAGTAATCTAGCTAACCAAAGGAGGACCAAATGCGTACGCTTCCTCAAACCAACGATGTGGTCGAATCTCAATTCGGCTCACGTTCTTGTTTTGTGGATAAGCGTCAGCATCGTACCCTCACACGTTCGACAGGTCACGTTTTGCAACGTGGCCATTACATCGGTGACGATCCTTTCCACGTCCACGTGGACTTGGAACTTCCTGGAATTGGTTCTATCCATAATCTTTTCTGTTCTAGGAAAGAAGATGGAGACCTTTTTCAGGATGGACGGAACGTCTATTCTTGGCGACCAACACTATCTCGCGGATATTCCTCGACATATTCTTATATGTCTTGGAACTCTGCAACTCATGCTGTTACGAATGAGTACGATAGTGATAGTCGTCAACTTCCCGATGTAGTTGTCCCTGACTTCAGTACGTTCGTCCTTGATCTTAACGATAAAGGAACGAACTTCATTCGTCAGTGTCGACCTGGTAACCCTGTAGCTTCACTAGGACAATTTGTCGGTGAGCTACATGATTTACCCAAAATTCCGTTACTCAAGTCCTACGCGAACATCTTTGTTCAGATGGGACACGAGTACCTGAATTATGAGTTTGGTTGGAAACCATTTGTCAATGATCTTAAGAAAGCATATATGCTTTCTTTAGACATTGACAAGCGAATTTCCGCACTAGTGCGGAATAATGGTATCTACCAAACTAGGAAGAGAACGCGTGGTGATCCACCTGTTTATGAGCCTCTGGGAACTCAATCCGGAACTCAGTTGTTCGGATCGACAATTTTAGATGGTTGGGCCCCTCTTGCTTCTGCGGGCATCAGTAACCTTGTTGTTACTGGCCCGTTTGGCACGCGTGGCCTTCACCCTCTATTCTCAGGCTCACTCCAACCTACCGCAGCTTTCGATCTTAAGCTCGAAAGGTTTGAGGAACGCGTTGACTGGTACAAGGGTACTTTTAAGTACTACGTACCAGACATCGGTTCTTTACAGTGGACCAATAGAGCTCGTGCGGCACTGTATGATGTAAACGTTACACCTTCAGTTCTTTACGAACTCTATCCTTGGTCTTGGCTTGTCGACTGGTTTAGTAACGTTGGTGATATTATTTCTAATCTCACCACTAATGCAGTCGACAATGAAGCACTGGTTAATAGTCATATTATGTCTCGTCAACGTGTCGAGCATCGTATCACTATGAACATCCAATGGGATGATTGGTCCGGTGACATGATTGACCCTATTTTCGGGGCCGTTCCTGCCGTCGAACGATTTGTTCCCGCTGGATCTGACCAACTTATCTATTCTCATTTGAGTTTAGATAAGCTTCGTCAGCCTGCTTCCCCCTTTGGTTTTGGATTGACGTCTTCGAGCTTTACAGCTCGACAGATTGCAATCCTTGCTGCTCTGGGGCTTACGCACCAGAGATTCTTCTAACATCACAGGTGATCCTATGTTTGCTGACCCTTTCAGCCTGTATGCAGATCCGGCAACAGCTGTCAATACCGCCACCTATCAAGGTGCTGGTGCGGCAGTTCTTGCCTTTGTCTGCACAGGCCGTTCTGCCAACGCTTCGAGTTATCATTATGCGTACTCATCGTCGAATTTTCTCGACATGACAATCTCGCGCCAGGTTGGAAAACGTGATCGATTTTTGGTGAAGATCACCGAAACCGAACTCGTCCCCAATCCTATGGACTCGAGTGTCAACTCGTTGAAAACTTCGACGATGTACTTCGTGATTGATAACTCGAAGTTGGGACTCGGCTCTCATTCGGAGAAAGTCGGGAACTGCCTTGCTTATCTGCTTATGCACACAAGCAATGCTGCTTCCTGGATTGCTCCGCTTGTCGCCGGTAACACTTAGCCCCAGTTGTTGGTAGAAGGGGTTCAGCAGACCAGAAATCGTCAACCTTTTGGAGGTAACGATGAAAAGTCTGCTACAGATCACTTGTTTGGTCCTGCAAGATTGCGGGACCAGGTGTGGAGCCAACCCCTTACGTGACATCGAAAGAGTCACGTTTCGGACTAAAGAGGAGGGTGATAGCTTTCTAACTATCACCCTTCCAACCTTTTGCTCTTCCTTTGAAGAAGGTCTTGCAAAAGGTTTCATCTTACCTTCTCAGTTTCCTGGATTTCGGTTCAGGAAACATCAATGTCTCCCCCGATTTCTCGGAGGTTTCATGGAGATGGTCTTTAGTCCAATGGGCGTTTTACATGAACATCCTTCTACCGACGCTATCTTATGTATCAGGCAAATTTGCCTGTTACATAAGAGGGTTCTTCGTCCTTGCACATTGCAAAGACAAAAGAAAGCAGAGGTGAATTATGTTCATGTCGAAAGAGAGATTCGTAACAACCATGTCCCGTATAACCTCAGCCGCATATTCAATTATGTGTCTGCTGTTATTTGGGGAGATCTTGTTACTGGGATTCCTTTTGGGGATCCTTATGACAAGTATCGTCCTAGACATGGACCCGGTACAACTTGTGAAGGTACTCGTTCGAATCGTAAATACGATTTTATAGAGTGGCCCTCGCGAGTTGAAAAGGTCTTTCCTTTTTCCGAGTTCGGTGTCGCATCATTGCGAAATGATACGGCGTTGGCTCGGATATCCGGTGTTACGTATCTCTCGCCCCGGAATGAACGACCAGTTAAGGTTGTTTTCGTTCCTAAAACATTGAAGACTCCTCGTGTTATTGCAATAGAACCTGTTTGCATGCAATTTTTGCAACAGGGTATTGCAAATTGGCTTCGAGAAACGATTGAGAAGCGTTCCTCATTCACAAAAGGACGTGTGAACTTTTCACGCCAAGATGTGAATAGCCAATTAGCTAGGTCCTCCTCAATCGATGGTAGCTCTGCTACAATCGATATGAGTGAGGCTAGCGACCGAGTTTCTTCAATCCTAGTGCGTGACATGTTAAAGTCTGTTCCCATGTTAATGAGACAGGTCTTTGCATGTCGTTCTACTAGGGCGAAACTTCCAAGTGGAATTGTTATTCCTCTTAGGAAGTTCGCGTCTATGGGGTCCGCTCTCTGCTTTCCTATAGAAGCGATGGCTTTTTATATCGCCATTGTTTCTTCTAGGTTGAGTAGGGAGCATAAACGCCTTACACCATCTCGCATTAGAACAATGTGTGATGGTGTTTATGTGTATGGCGACGATTTGATCGTTCCCACACACGAGGCTCCTTTTATCGCTGCTGATCTTGAATCCTTTGGATTTAAGATCAACACCGCAAAATCCTTCTGGACTGGGAAGTTCAGAGAATCTTGTGGGAAGGATTATTATGACGGGGTGGACGTAACTCCTGTCTACTTCCGTCGTGATATTCTTCGCGATAAAGCTGATGTGCATGGTATCGTGTCGACAGTG